TGACGTTCGCAGCGTCGCCCTCCGTGCCGCGCAGGAAGTTGCGACCGAGATGACCGTCGCTCTTCATGTGGCCGATGACAGGCTCGATGGCGTTGCGGCGCCGCCGCTCGCGGCGGATGGTCGGGGTGATGCCGCGCTTCTGGCCCGAGACGAACATACGGGCCTTGTCGGCATCGTGGCCGCGGTAGCCGCGATCGACATAGGCGCGCTCGATCTCGACCCCGGTGAGGCGCTCGGTCTGGGCGATCTGCTCGGCCAGGGTGTGGCCGTCATAGGGGTTGCCCGGCAGGGCGCGGGCGCCGAGGACGAACTGACCGCCGGGTGCTGCGGCGTTGGTGGTGGCGATCGAGACCTTGCACCCGAACTCATACCGGGTCTGAGCCTTGCCCTTGCCGATGCACTCCACCTCGGGGGCGTGCAGCGAGTAAAGCTTGTCGCGGCCGCGATCTTCGCGCCGCTGCCGCAGCAGCCGGGCGATGAGCCCGAGTGGCCCGGCGACGGCAGCCTGGATGGCCGCATTGTGCGCGATCTTGCGGCCGATGTCGCGGACCAGGCGCCCCAACCAGGTGCGGAGGTGTCGGACCTGCCGCTCGGCCTGACGGCGGCGGCCAGCGTGGATCAGCTTGGCGGCCTCGCGCCTCGCCCGCTTCGCCACCCGCAGATAGGACTGGCGCAGCCGGACCCCATGCCGCCGGGCCAGGCGCACCAGGGTCTCGATACCGCGGTGGAGCAGCTTGCTGTCGGTGGGGTGCGTCACTGCCTTGGGCTGGACCGTGGTGTCTATGGTGACGCGGCGGAGGTGCTTCTCTTCCACCGCGCCGCCTCGCTGTGCCGCGGCCAGGCTCTCGGCGAGCAGCACCTCGAGCCGCTCAGGCCCGATGCGCTGGCGCCAGCGGGTCATGGAGGAGCGGTCCAGCGGCAGGGCATGCTGGAAGAAGGTCTCGCCGCAGAACAGCTGGACATAGGGGCTGTCGAGCCAGCGGGCGCAGACGAGTTCGTCGGACAACCTGTCCATGTGCTTGAGCAGGTGCAGGCCGACCATGAGGCGCATCGGCAGCCCCGGGCGCCCGCCGTCCACGTAAAGCGCGCCGAACTCCACCTCGAACCGGCGCCAGTCGATCAGCCCCGCCAGGCACACCAGCGCGTGCTGCGGGTCCACCAGGTTCTCCAGCCGGGCGCGGAAGAGATCCTCCTGCGGCTCGACGGCGGGTTGCTTGGGGCGCATCGGCCGGCTCCCTGCCAGGGTTTCCGCCGAGCGAATCACACGCTGCATTGCGCCGCAACTGGCAGGACGATTTGCAAGGTTTTGGCCGCATTCGCTGCCAAGCCTGCAAACTCTGGTATTTCCCAATTGCCAGAAATCCGCAGCAAACTACGCCTTTCAGCCCATTTCACAGCTGACTACCACTACTTCGGCAGATTTCTGTTGGCCTGAGATCCCGGCTGGTAAGCTGATGGACGTTCCGATTGAGGTGCGGCCCGGTGAGGTGGCGCATGATCGAAGCTGCTTGGGGCGCATCGGCCGGCTCCCTGCCAGGGTTTCCGCCGAGCGAATCACACGCTGCATTGCGCCGCAACTGGCAGGACGATTTGCAAGGTTTTGGCCGCATTCGCTGCCAAGCCTGCAAACTCTGGTATTTCCCAATTGCCAGAAATCCGCAGCAAACTACGCCTTTCAGCCCATTTCACAGCTGACTAGCTCAAGTGACACGAGCAGTCGACCGGCAGCAGCATCGGCTGATCCGGCTGCGCGCAGGCCATTGAGCAAATTTTCATTTGCCACTCGCCCAAACGAAGTATTATTATTTACGACTTCCTGTGCAAGGACAACATATCCACGGTCTGCAAAATCCTGCGAACTATAATAGACAGAAATATTTTGTTGCGCTGTACTGAGTTGAGTTGTCCCTGATTTAGGGCCGTCTGCGCAGTGTCCAGATGTGATTGTAGGGTTTGTATTTGGCTGGTGGAGTAAGTGGTCATTGCAATGGGCTCCAGATCTTTTCCAACTGGTGCCGTCCAGGCAACGGCCAGACTTGTCCTGGTGTCCCCGATGGGCCGAGCGCGCACCGCATGAACCCGGCGAGCCCTGCGTCGAGGGCCGGGTAGTCGGCGATGATCGGCTTATCGAAGTCCATCTCGACGCGGAGCGGGCCACCGATCCAGCGTTGCGCTGTACAGCCTGGATACCGGACGCTGCCGTCGATGCTGCAATGGAAAAGGTTCTCCGGTCCTTCGGGAGAGACATGGATCTCCCCCCAGCGCGATCCCCCCGCCGCCCGCGCGCGAAGAATGGTAAAGCCGAAGGCGTTGCGCTCGCCGTTTCGGTTCTCGTGGCCGTAGGCCTTGATAAACTCGTCCAGCAGCGCCTGCCCGTGCAGGAATTGCGGGTGGCCGAAGACCGTGATGCGCACGCCTGCGGAGAGCGGGATTTGGAAGGTCCTGGCCTGCTCGGCCGTGAGCGGCGCGAGGTTCGGCGCCCAGGCCTGCAACCTGACCGCGTCCTGTGGCCCGAACTCGGGCCGAGGCAGGCCGCCGCCCAGATAGGAGTTTGGAATGTGGAAGGTTTGCCCAACGAACTTGAACGTCGTGATCTGGCCCACCGGTTGCGCGATGCCCTGATCCCGGAAGAAGTCGCGCCAGCAATCCGCCGTGTCCTCCCTTCCGGCGCCGGAGGCGCTCGAGCCTGGCACCGATAGCGCCGTGGCGACGAGTAGCCATGCTCTAACGGCGTAACGTCGGGCCGCGCCTGCACATGCCTCCCCGAACCGATTACCGAGGCGTACGCAGCAGATCACGAGAGGACGTCCCGAGCGCAGCGGCGCTTGCCCACACGCGCCGGAATCAACGCCGATCCGGGACGCCTTGGTAGATGACGGATCATCCGGCGAAGGCGCCGAAGCGAGGCGGCGCCGGGACAGGCGGATGCAAAGCGAGGACGCGTGAGATGCCGCTTGGTACGAAGGCCGAAGACCTCCCGCAGGCATGCGGCGCGTCTGGTGAAGTGAGGCCCACGACGACATCGCGTCTGGCCATTGCGCTCTCCTAGACTAAGGGAAATGTTAACGCTTCCATACGACATCGAAAAGGAATTATTTTTGAAAGGCGGCCGAGAGCAGCCGCACTGCGAAGCCATTATCGTTGCAATTTGTGCCTCTAGTGCACTGACTCATTCAGAAGGTGCAGGAAGTCTGGCGAGCTTGCTGAGGATGGTATCTGCAGGCTTGGTCCAGACGAATGGCCTGCAGGCGGTTGGCCTGCCAGATGCGCTGCACCGCCCTCAGGCTGATGCCGACTGCAGGGACACAAGCACCTGATCACCGGCAAAAACGATTCGCCCGCGACGACCGACCTCGCCGGGTGGTCGAGCGTCCAGCCCTACTCCGAGACCGAACAGGACGGGGTCGGCATCGTGCTGTGCCACTACCCCTTTCGTACCTGGCGCAACATGAGCCGGGGCTGGCTGAACCTGCATGGCCACAGCCATGGCCGTCTCGCGCCCCTCACTCGTCAGACAGACGTCGGCGTCGATGCCTGGGACTTCCGTCCGGTGACGCTGACACAGATCACCGCCGCAAGGCGGACCCGCGCCAGGGCGGAGCCATCCAAGCAATCGCGGTAAGCCGATCCTATCCGGCCTCGTCACAGCCATCCGCGTTCACGGAAGCCGTTGAGATTGACGCCGGCCGGCGCGTACCAGCCGCCGGCGCGATAGCGGGCGCCGAGTTGGAGCGCAGCCTCCTTGTTGCCAAAGGGGATGCGCAGCGGTGTATCGCCGCTGGGGGTATCTGCGGATCGGTGCTCCGCCGCGGCTTGGCCGGATTGCTTCGCACGCGACATTCCGATGCTGCCTTTCCGTTCCTGGACAGCCACTTCGCGGCTCAGTTTGCCGCGTCTTTCGCTCTGCTCCGAATTGGCCCCAGCGGACGGCGCGTTGGTATCGCCCTGGTCCGGCGGGCGCCGCTTCGCCACCCTTCGCCGCACAGGGGGTGGTTGCCCGGTCCCGGGATCAACGGGCGCCTGCGCTCCGGCCTTCTTGGGCGCGTGCTGGTCAAGGAATGCACGGCAGGCGGCGCCCGAAGTCGTGTAGCCGCGCGGCGGTTTGAGCCCCTTCTGCCGGGCAAGACTATCAACGAAGCGCTTCATCGCCGGCGTGGGCGGCCGGTCCGCGCCTGCCTCCCGGGCGACACCGCCCAGCAGCGCGCCGTCTACGGAGCCGGTGCCCTCCTGCAGCCGGCCAATAATCCTGCTGGCCTGGGCGCAAACGGCATCGATCGCTCCGACCATCTCCTGCTGCCCGATCAGCACCTCATCCAGCAGGCGCTCCATCTGCGCTGTCACGCCAGGGTCGACCAGGGCCGGATCGGCTCGCTCAAGGACGGCAAAGAGGGCCAAGCCGCGTTCGGTCGGCACGATGTGCTTCCCGTCGGCGATGAGGAAATCCTGCGCCTTGAGGCCGCGGATGATCTCGGCTCGGGTCGCCGGCGTGCCGATGCCCTTGGCCTCCTTCAGCCGCTCCTGCAGCGCCTCATCGGCGACGAAGCGCCAGGCATTCTGCATCGCTTCGATCAGCGTGCCCTCGTTGTAGCGCGGCGGCGGCCGGGTTTCCCTGTCCTCAACTGTGGCGCCGCGCAGCGTGGCCGTCTCGCCATGTCGGAGGGCGGGCAGCAGCTGCGCGTCCTCGCCTTTCTCCTCGGCTGGCTGCCACTCGGGGAAGGCGGCACGCCAGCCGAGCTCGATCGGCTGCCGCCCCGCGGCCCGGAACAGGTGGCCGCGCATATCCAGCGTGACGGTGGTCTGCCGGTAGCGGAAGTCCGGCATCATGGCGGCCAGGTAGGAGCGGGCGATGACATCGAACAGCCGCCGCTCATCACCCGACAGCCGCGGCCAGACTTCCCGCAGCGTGTCCACCGTGTTGACGTTGGGGATGACAGCATGGTGGCTCGCCCCGGCCAGACCTTTGTCGTGGAAGGTGCCGCTCGCGCCCCGGCGGATGACCGGCGGCTCGGGCACCGGGATCTCGCTGAAGGCGCGCCCAACCCGCAGCCCGGCGATGATCCGCGGCACGTCCGGGATCAGGCTCTCCGGCAGGTAGCGGGTTTCGGCGCGGGGGTAGGTGATGACCTTCTTGCCCTGGCCGTCATAGAGCTCCTGCGCCACCTCCAGGGTCCGCGCCGCCGACCAGCCGAAGCGTGAGCCGCACAGCTTCTGCAGCGAGGGCAGGTCATGCAGCCGCGGCGGGGATTGCCGCTTGTCCTCGAGCCGCACCGCGAGCGACCCGGCAAAGCCCTCGGCGGCCGCGGCGATCGCCTCGGCATCTTCGCGCTTCAGGATCCGCTCCTTCGGCGCGTGCCGCATCCGCAGCTGCCCGGCTTCGACCTGGGCGGTGGCGACCACCTCGAAATAGGCCTGCGGGACGAAGTTCCGGATCTCCAGCTCGCGCTTGCAGACGATGGCCAGGGTCGGGGTCTTGACCCGGCCGACGCCGATGACGGTCCGCGCTCCACGGGCCAGGGTCACGGTGGCCGTGCGGGTCAGGGACAGGTTGTAGATCTGATCGGCCTGCCGCCGGGCGACAGCGGCGGCGTAGAGGCGGGCATACTCGGCGTTGGGCCTGGCGCGGGCAAAGGCGTCACGGATGGTCTGCGGGTCCTGGGCGGTGAAGATCACCCGCATGACCGTGCCGCGGTAGCCGTAGTGCTCGAGGATCTCCTGGCCGATCAGCTGGCCTTCGCGGTCGCAATCAGTGGCGAGCCACACCCGCTTCGCGCCCCGCAGAGCGTCGCGGATTGCCTTGAGCTTCGGCGCCTTGTTGCCGCCGGTGGCTGGCTTGGTGCCGTAGAGCCCCTCCGGCCGCAGCAGCACCGGCGTCCAGCGCTTCCAGTCCGGTGAGACCTCCTCCGGCTCCATGAGGTCGAATAGGTGGCCCTCTGCGGGAAGAATAGCGCCGTAGCGGCCGCCCACCGCCGTTCGGACGTCCTTCGCCTGGCTGGTCTTCTCGGTAATGACGATCTGGTCGGTCATGCGGGGGCTCCGCATGTTCTCTATATGTTCTTGGCTAGGTGCGCCATGGCTCTTTCGCGGGATCAGTCGCGGCAGATCATGCGGGGCTACCGCCAAGTCCGACCCGAAGCGGTCCATGACCTCCTGCCCGGCAAGGTCCACTTCTGACAGTGAGGCGGTCGTCTGTCGCAGTTTCATGGACCGGCGGCTCTGCGCCCTTGGCTGTGATCGGGGCGCGCGCTCACCAATCCCGAAGGTGGACATGGTGACGCAGGCTTCTGGCGGTTGGAGATCCGCAAAAGCCCATGCTCGGATCTGCGTCATCGAACCGGCCAATCCTGACACCTAAATTCAAAATCCTTGCCTGCGCGCCCGCTGGGGCGCCTTGGCTGCGGTATGCAACGGCCTCCGCGAGTGCCTGAGAGGCGTCCGTCGACTCCCTGGGCGATTGCAATGGAGCGGGATCGGCTTTGCGAGGGTCGAACTGAATCGCCGGTTCGAGACGCTTCGCTTCGGGAGAACAGCCGAGGATGGACCGCCGGTGTCATCCCGCAAGCACTATGCTGCCGGCGCACGTAACCTTCGTCAGGATTTGCTCTTCAGCGCAACTCCACCGAGCTTCAACATGCGCGAGGCGATACGGAACAGGTCGGGCATGTCCGCCCGGCCATCGGTCCGGTACGACAGCACGCCAATTCGAGACATGGCCGCCTCCAGGTCTTCCTCGGCGCCGTTGGTCAATGATTTCTGATACGGTGGCAAGAAGCCCTCGCTTGCGGCGGCCTTGGCGATGACGGCGACCGTGTCGCTGGCGATCCAGGCTTCGTGGATCTCCCGACTCTGGCAAGGAACCTTGAGTCCGGCGAGCGGTGCTAGAGCGCGCTTGATCCACGGATATTCAAGTGCGAGCTGTTCGACGCGTGTCTTGGACGCTTCCCGCAGCCCGTGGCGGATACCCTCGGCCGTGATTGCCTGACTTGGCGGCGACGGCGTGTGGCGCGCAGCCTCAACGAAGAGTTTTAGAAAGCTTCGCGGGGTCACCACGTCCCTTCCGTCTGCCAGGTGCTTGTACGTCCAGGGATAGGTGGCACCCTTGGTCGCGCTCTTCCCCATGTAGCGGCCTGCCAATCGATCGAACACGCGCCTCTGCGCGTCGTCGCTCCAAGCGAGTTCCCATTTGCGGAGCCGCTCGGCATTGGTGTCCGGCACCGGATATCCGGTCTGCCGACAGAGCGCCTCGAAGTCCTTTTCGCCGGCTTTCTGCTCCGCCTCGGCCAAGCGCGTGAAGAGTAGGCCGTACAGGTCGCTCCGCGACCAATTGAGCTCGACCCTGCCGCTTCTCAGCTTGGGAAGCTCGACGAATCTCAGTTGTTCGTCGTTGAGCTGGTCGGGGCGAATGAAGACCTTGGCGCGGACCCTCCGCCGAGCTCGGAGCATCCAACAGGCCTCGAACAGCGCGTCCGTCAGCTTGGTGAGTTGCGCCCAATCCCTCGATAGCGTGTCCAGCGCATCGAACAGGACGAGACAGGTCTTGTCTGAGGCTTCCAGCGCCTGATCAACGTACCGGAGCCGGGCCTCGAACTCCTCCGGATCCTTGTACCTCTCGGTGAAGGTGGCAATGTTCTCCTTGCCTTCGGGATCATTGATGGCGGCCAGCGCGCTTCGCAGGAGCACGGCCTGCCAGAACATTAGCGCCAAGTCATGCCCGCCGCTCTGCGTGCGTGCTTCCACCGTGCGCCTCGTGACGGCGGAGCTGGTGTCGAAGCCGTTGTAACCGAATGTCACCGTCACGCGATCGAGGCCGAGCCTGGGATAGACCTCCGCCGCGAGTTGACGCGTTTCGCGCTGGCCGAGGACGCCTGCCCAAAAGCTCTTTCCCGCGCCGCGGGCGCCCACGACAATCAGGGTCGACGGCGCCAGTGCGGAGGCGTGCTGCTCCGGCGCGAAGACATCGCCAACCGTCGGCCTGTGTTCGCCATCCGCGTCGTGATCGGTGGGCAGGTCTACCAGCCGCCGACGGATGTTTGCGAAGTTGATTGCTTCCACCTTAGGGCGTCCCCTCGCTCACGTCGGTGGGCTGGATGATTTCATCGCACAGCTGCAGGAAATGGCCATAGACAGCGGTATACACGCTCCTGCTCAGCCGATTCGGATATTTGAGCGGATCGAACCTAGCGTAAACGTCGCTCTCGTAAATATATGTTCCGTTGATCTCCGGCTCCATCACGCCCTCGACCGAGATCTTGTCGTCCCAGTCAACGGCGAACGTCGTGCGCAGATCATCTAGCGGGATTGGGGCGCTTGGTGCAGAATCGTACATTTTCGGGAAGATGTCGGCCATGTTTGAGATGAATCCGTCCGACGGACCATCGGCACCCACCCTCGCTTCGACTACGTGTATCCGCGTTAACCAGTCCGGCCCCAGAGTCAACGCCAGCTGGGCAAGCAATGCCCGGTACCCGGCATAGGTCTGCGGCTGGTCTATCCCGAAGACGAGCGTGTTGCCCTGCAGCGCGACCGCCGCCGCTGCCGTAGACTCATGCAGACCCGCGCGCGCGTCGACCAAGACGACGTCGTGGTCGCCAGCCGCGGTCAGGCCATCTATTAGCTTCTCAATCTTGGCGGCGAAGCCGTTGAGCGACGGATCGTTCTCCGACGGCAGGTATGCCCGGGCGATCTTTCCAAGCACGTTCACGGGGTTGTCGTTCGCCAGCGCTCCCAGTGCCGGCACCACCGTGATGGAACCACGCCCTCCGCTCAACTGCGAGGATCCCAGCATATCATTGAGGAAGCTGTCGTCCACCTCGGCCAGGTTAGTCTCGACGAGATAGTCCAGCAGGCCGAAACGGGGCAGCGTTGCCTGGTCCAGCAGCATGGTCCCTAAGCCTGGTGCCTCGAGATCGAGGTCGATCGCCAAGACCCGACGGCCGCCCGCGGCTAGGTGCGCCGCAAGAACGCAGAGCGCCGTCGAGCGGCCCACACCGCCCTTGACGCTGACGAAAAACAAGCGCGGGATCGCTGGATTGTCGGTACCCGGCCTGCGCAGCCAGTCGGCCCCCACCACGCGGCGATCTACGATGCGCACGAATCCTTGGAAGCTGGCCCGGTCAATCGGGACGGCCAAGCCGATTTCGGCGTCCCGCAGGCTCTCGTCGAAGAGCTCCTCGGGCGTCGCGACCGATATACCACTCGGGTCGGCGTAGCCGCCGAGCTGCGCGTTGATTATCGCTGACAGCTCTTCCCGCTCAGCTCCGGTCCTGCCGGGGTCGAGCACGACCAAGGTTAGGCGACCGAGCGAATCCCTGAGGAACACATTGCTGGCCACCGCGGCGCTGCCCCACGCTCCGGCGACGAGATCGACCATCAGGGGAAGGGATTGATCGAAGGTTGTCATCATGCACTCCGCGCGCGGATGTTCGCCGCAGCCAGTAGCCTGCGAGTGATGTGGACCCAGGCCTCGAACTGCTCCGACGTAGTTTTTCCCGTTGAGGAGTAGCGGTGATCGACGGCCCAGTCCGCAAAGATGTCGCTCTTGAGAAGGTTGTACATGCTCGTGAAGTTCGACCGCTCGCCGAGCCGCTTGCGCGCCGCGACCAATATGTCCGGAAGGTGCTGCGCCGGGGAGCGGTCTCCTGAGCCGAGCGATTCGATCCGGTATTTGATGGCGCACTCCGCCGAGAAGCCGATGAGATGGCCGGCATTGTCCAGCCGCCCCGCGTCCCGAAGCGCGGAGGCATCCTGGTAGTGCCGGAGCGCCGCAGCCTGATAATCCTCAGGCGTGCCATCCTTCAGCGGCATGACGCTACTCGTTCCGTTCGTTGTTCCCGTCATTGCGCGATTAGCACCCCGTGACGAGAGATGCGCGCCGGCAGCTGCCACGACGGACCGGACCTGTCCGTCCGGACGAACGAATGGCAAGCAGATTCGGCACGGTCAGTAACAATGAGCAGCTCTCCAACTTGATGCGCCTGCAACTTTCCGTCTACTCCCGGCCAGACCATGCCCGGGGAGCGCGATCCTATTCGACCCATTTCTATGTTCGCTTTTCTATGTTCGCTCTGGGGGTCCACCAGACCCTCAGGCCGCGAGCCTTCTAGCGCCGCTTCCCGCTTAAGGCGGTCAGTCGACGCCGCAGTGGGAGGGCTGCGCCAGACGTGAGCGCGCTGAGCTGTACTGCCCAGTTTATGGGAAACGGCTCCAGTAGCGGCGGCAGCGCCAGGCTCGGCGACTGCTGCCCATCCAAGATCGCCTCGACGACCTCCGGTGCGAGCAGCGTCAGCCGCAGCAGGCTACCCAGATACCCCCGCTCGATTCGCTCCTCCGCCGCCATCTCGCTGATCGACGCGTAACGCCCCCTCATCCAGCAGGCGCTGGTACTGGAACGCCCGCGCCAGTGCCTTCACCAGCGCCGGGTCGGCGCGCGTCGCCATAGCCGGCACACCCTCCTGTGCCGGCGTCACCACTGTCTTCTGGCCCAGCTGGCCTTGTATGGTCAGTGGCACCCAGATGGTGCTGTACGTCGCCTCATCTGTGCCATCGCCGTTACCCGAAGCAACGCGATTTAGTGTCTACACTGGAAACACTGTGCCAGCGAGTCGTAGCCTATATGCTCCATGGTGCGGCAAGCAGTTGGCTCACCGAGCGGGGAAAGTTCGACCGCACGAGCGGGAGCATTGGTGATGAAGCAGATGGATCATGAGGCTCGGTGCCGCGAGGACAAGACGCGTGAAAAGGTGTCCCCTCGCTGGAAAGGGCAGCATCTTGCTCCGATGGACCTCGATGGAGCGCCACTCGTGACATACCCACCGCCTCGCCATGGGGCCTTGTCCGGCTCGTTTCGGGTAGAAGGCATGCGCGTCGCCTCTGCAGCCGAAGGAAAGCGCAAGAAGGCGCCATATCCGCACGCAAAAACAAAAGCCGAAAAGCTTGCAAACAGGCGCGCGGGATTTAAGCCGAGTGGGGGGAGAAAACGCCAATAGGAAGATAGATTTCGGCGGTCAATTCGCTGATTGCCTCATAGCAGCTTGCCGCTGCTGCAATAGCATAGCGGACGTCCGCTGCTCCGCCCAGTCCACCGGGAACGGCTCCATTAGCGCTGGAAGTGTCATCCCCTCCGGCTGCCTCCCATCCAGTATCACCTCGACGATATCCGGCGCCAGCAGCGTGAGGCGTAGTAGCGTGCCAAGGTAGCCGCGCTCGATCTTCTCCGCCGCAGCCATCTCGCTGATCGATGCGTAGCATCCCTCGTCCAGCAGCTTCAGGTACCGGAATGCCCGCGCCAGCGCCTTCAGCAGCGCCGGATCGGCCCGCGTCGGGATGGCGCCCTCGCGCCCGTCCCGTACCGGCGTGACCACGGTCTTCCGCCCTGGCCGGTGGCGGATGGTCAGTGGCACCCGGACGGTGATGCTGGTCGCCACGGTCATGCCACCGGCCTCAGGGCGTCGGGCGCGATGGCCGTGAGATCCCGGACCAGCCCGGCCAGCCCCTCCACACGGAGGCGAATGTCGGCGCCGGCGGGACCGGCCACCACGCGCTCCACCAGAGCCCGGACAATTCGCGCCTGCTCCGCAGGGAAGAGCTCCCCCCATAGCGGGTCGAGCCGGAGCAGCGCCTCCCGAACCTCGTTCTCGGTGATCTCTGGCGCCTCGGCCCGCGCCGCCCGCCAGGTGCCGACGACCACCTCCGGCTGCCGCAGCAGCGCCCGCACCTGGTCCACCACCGCCGCCTCGATCTCCGCCGCCGACACCCGGCGCACGATGCTGGCGTCGCCGGCGGCGTCGCCCTTCAGCACCCGCTGCGCCACGTAGTATCGGTAGAGGCGGCCATTCTTCCGCGAGTGAGTCGGTGACAGCGCCCGACCGTCCACCCCAAAGATCAGCCCCCGCAGGAGGGCTGGCGCGTGCTGGCGGTTCTGGCCAGCCCGGATCCGGGGGCTGACCCGCAGGACGGCGTGCACCCGGTCCCAGAGGTCCCGCGGCACGATGGCCTGGTGCTCACCCGGGTAGACCTTTCCCTTGTGGCTGGCTTCGCCGACATAGGTCCGATTGTGCAGCAGCTTATAGATGTCGCCCTTGTCGAGCGGCCGGTCCGACTTGCTGGTCAGGCCCTCGGCCCGGAGCTGGCGGGCCGTCTCCACCCCGGAGCCGCTCTCGGCGAAGTACTCGAACACCCGCCGTACCCGGGCAGCCTCGACCTCGTTCACCACCAGCTTGCGGTCCCGCACCTCGTAGCCGAGCGGCACCTTCCCGCCCATCCACATGCCGCGGGCGCGGGAGGCGGCGAACTTGTCCCGGATCCGCTCGCCGATGACCTCCCGCTCGAACTGGGCAAAGCTGAGTAGGATGTTGAGCGTCAACCGGCCCATGCTGGTTGTCGTGTTGAAGCTCTGCGTGACCGAGACGAAGGTCACCCTGTGCGCCTCGAAGGTCTCGACCAGTTTGGCAAAATCCATCAGCGACCGACTGAGCCGGTCGATCTTGTAGACCACAATGACGTCGATCAAGCCCTGCTCGATGTCGGCCAGCATTCGCCGCAATGCCGGCCGCTCCAGCGTGCCGCCGGAGAAGCCACCGTCGTCGTAGCGGTCGCGGACCAGGACCCAGCCCTCGGCGCGCTGACTGGCTACATAGGCTTCGCAAGCCTCACGCTGCGCGTCGAAGGTGTTGAACTCCTTCTCCAGCCCCTCATCAGTCGATTTCCGGGTGTAGACCGCGCAGCGGAGCTTCTTCACCGAGGCGGGCATCGCCTCGGCGAGCTTGCGGCGGCTCATGCCCCGGGCCTCCCCTTCAGCCCGAAGAAGGTCCAGCCGTTCCAGCGCGTGCCGGTGATGTGCCGGGCAATGGCGGAGAGCGACCGGTAGGGTCGGCCCTCGAACTCGAAGTCATCAGCCCGGACCGTGACCACGTGCTGGACACCGTCGTACTCACGGACCAGGCGCGTGCCAGGCAGTGGGCGGCTGTCGGCGCGGATGCGGCGCAACACCAGGTTACCACCGTCGAGCTGCTCACCGAGCGCCTCGAGCCGCGCCCGAGTCTCGGGTTTCAGCCCGCCATAGGCGAGCTCTTGCAGGCGGTAGCTTAGCCGGCTGACCAGGTAGGGACGGTTGAAGGGCGGCGGCTCCTTGCCGAATAGGGTCCGCCACTGCTCCTTCAGCTCCGCCGCCGTCGCGGTCTGCAGCGCCGCGAGGCGCGGCAGGACCTGCGCGGGCGGGATCTTCGGCATGCTGGGCGCCAGCGGCGCCGCGTCCTGCTGCCTGGCCTTGCTGGTCGATCGTCGTGTCATGCGACTCCCTTTCTCTTGGGGTTCGCATGGAGGCGCGGCTGGGCATTGGAGTGTAGGCGAACCTCTCCCGACCCTCGGGCCTCTGCGGCGTCGCGTGCGAGATCCTCAGCGGCGCGGCTGCGGAGCCGCAGGATGCCGCGGGCGAGAATGTCGCAGACCTCCCGAAGGTGAGGCGGCAGGTGTGCGTTGGGCATAGGTGTCGATCGGCTGGGAATCATTGCGCTGCGACCATCTACCGCCAGCGCGACGGAGCGAAACAGCGGAGATGCAGCCAGCGAAGGCAAGCGACGAAGAAAGCAGCCGAGCGAAAAGCGCTGGCCGTGCAGCGCTACTCCGGTCGCGGTCCACGCCCGCGAGGTCGGCCAGCGCCGAGGGGGCCGGTGGGATCGCCGCCTGCCGCCAGCCACTCCCGCAGCTTCGACCAGCGCCGCCGGCCGGTCACGCCGCGCACGGCAATGGAGAGCGCCTTGCGCTGCCCGACCAGCACGACCAGCCGCTTGCCGCGGGTGACGCCGGTGTAGATCAGGTTCCGCTGCAGCATCGGGTAGTGCTGCGTCAGCACCGGGATGACCACCGCCGAGTACTCGGAGCCCTGGGACTTATGGATGGTGGTGGCATAGGCCAGCACCAGCGAGTCCAGCTCGCCGAAGGGGTAGGTGACGGGGCGACCGTCGAAGCTGGTCGTCAGCTCGCCTGCCTCCGGGTCGACCGCGGTGACGAAGCCGATATCGCCGTTATAGACCTCCCGCTCGTAGTCGTTGTCGACCTGCATGACCTTGTCGCCGGGGGCGAAGGTCCAGCCGAAGCGCTCCACCTTCGTGCCGGGGGCCGGGTTGAGCGCCGCCTGCAGCTCGAGGTTCAGCGACCGCGCTCCGACGCCGCCCCGGTTCATCGGGCAGAGCACCTGTACCTCGCGGATGGGATCGAATCCGAAGCGCCGGGGAATGCGGGTCCGGACCAGTTCGACGATGCGCTCGACCGCCGTCTCAGGATCCTCGGCCGGGATGAAATGGAAGTCGCTCCCGGGGTCGGCCCGGTCGGTCTCAGGCATCTGCCCCCTGTTGATGCGGTGGGCGCTGGTGATGATCCGGCTCTCCGCCGCCTGCCGGAACACCTCGGTCAGTCGCACCACCGGCACGGCGCCGGACTCGATCACGTCGGCCAGGGCCTGGCCCGGGCCAACCGAGGGCAGCTGGTCCACGTCGCCCACCAGGAGCAGGGCCGCTTCATCCGGCACCGCCTTCAGCAGCGCGTTCATCAGCGGCACGTCGACCATGGAGGTCTCGTCTACCACCAGCATCTCGCATTCCAGCGGGGTCTCGGCATCCCGTCGGAAGCCGCCATTGGCTGGGTCCACCTCCAGCAGGCGGTGGATGGTCTTGGCTTCCAGGCCGGTCGCCTCGCTCATCCGCTTGGCGGCGCGACCGGTCGGGGCGCAGAGGAGCAGCTCCACTCCCTTGGCCGCCAGGATCCGCAGGATGGAGTTCACGATAGTGGTCTTGCCCACCCCGGGGCCGCCGGTGACCACCAGCACCTTGGAGGCGAGGGCGAGGCGCACCGCCGCCTGCTGGCTCTCGGCCAGGGCGAGGCCGGTCTGGGCTTCGATCCAGGGGATCGCCTTGTCGGCATCGATGCGGTCCCAGGGCAGCCTACCGCGAGCCAGCCCGAGCAGTCGTTCGGCGACCGCCCGCTCGGCCCGGTGCAGCCCGGCGAGGAAGACGCAGTCGGCCTCGCCGACCCGGTCGGCCACCACGGTCCCGTCCTGCAGCTCCAGTTCCAGCGCCGTCCCGACCAGCTCGGCCGGTACCTCCAGCAGCTTCTCCGCCAAGGGCACCAGCTCCGCCCTGGGCAGGCCGCAGTGTCCGGCGTCCATGGCCTCGGTCAGGGCGTGGGAGATGCCGGCGCGCACCCGCACCATGGCGGTCTTCTCGAGGCCGAGACGCTGGGCGATGGTGTCGGCCGTCTTGAAGCCGATGCCACGGATGTCACGCGCCAGGCGGTAGGGGTTCTCGGTCATCACCTGGATGGCATTGGCGCCGTAGGTCTTGAAGATGCGCACCGCCCGCGAGGTGCCGACGCCGTGCGCGTGCAGGAAGACCATGATCTCGCGCACCGCCTTCTGCTCGGCCCAGGCGGCGACAATACGGCCGGCCCGCACCGGGCCGATGCCCTCGACCTCGCGCAGGCGGTCCGGGTTCGCCTCGATGACGTCGAACACCGCCTCGCCGAAGGCGCGCACCAGCTTCTTCGCATAGGCCGGGCCGATGCCGCGGATCATGCCGGAGGCGAGATACTTCTCGATGCCGGCGGCCGAGGTCGGGGTGGAGGTGCGCAGGAAGCGCGCCCGGAACTGCTGGCCATGGGTGCGGTCGTTGACCCACTCGCCACTGGCGGTGATCCACTCCCCGGCGGAGATGGTGGCGGCATGGCCGATCACGGTGACCAGGTCGCGGTGCCCGCGCGCCTTGGTGCGCAGGACGCAGAAGCCGTTCTCCTCATTGTGGAAGGTCACGCGCTCGACCAGGCCGGCCAGCACTTCCTGCGGCGGCGAGGCGGGATTCTCGCTCATGCCGAGGCCTCACTCACGACGCGGCCGGTGCTCCTGCTGGTGGGACGACGTCCTGTCGCTTACCGTTTGCGGCCGGCGGCGCGCCAGTCCCAGAGCATCTCGAAGCTGCCGGCCCAGATCCCCCGGCCTGCCCGGTAGGCATGAGCCTCGGCATCGGCGTAGTCGAGGGAGTACTGGTGGGAAGCGACAGCCCAGCCATTGGCGACCATCCAGGCCCCGAGGTCCTGGCGGCTGCGCCAGCAGACAGCCACAACCCGGCGAAACCGGTCGCGGCTACGCGGCTCACAGCGCACGGGTCCGTCGCCAATTGCCGCGGCCAGTTTTAGGGCAGCCTGCCGGCCGCAGCGCCAGGCATGCCCGGCAGCGGTGACGCAAGGCTGTCGGACTTCAGGTGCATCGATGCCGTGGATACGGATACGCTGGCCGTGGATCTCGATCGTGTCTCCGTCAATGACGCTGGCTCGGCCAATGAGGGGCTCCGCTGCCAGCACCGGCATGGCAAGCCAGGACATGCCGAGCAGCATGGCAGCGCGACAGCGTCTCACCGGCTACCTGAGAAAACCAATCGGATCAGAGCAACGCTGAGCGGCGAAGTCGGATGTTGATGGCAGTAGTCGCGCAGCCAGGCATGTAGGGATTCGGCGGTCATCTTCGCCAATGGATCGGTGCCGTGTTCAAGCTGTGCTCCAGCTGCGATAGCGCTGGCAAAACCAAAGGCCCACTGCTCCAGAGCCTCATCACCGCCGACATTTGCGACCCATTCCGAGCAGGAAACTCCTGCCCCGAGACCGATCATCGTGAGTCGCGGGGCCTGCGCTGATGCCGCGCTGATCGTGCCAGCAAGTGCGGCAGCAACGACCACCAGGGCAAAGCCAATCCGCCGCATCCTCGACCAAGCGGACGAGGTCACGGTCGCGCGGCGCAATGGGCTATGAAGCAAGCGGCTGCCACCCTGGCAGTATCTCCGGGCGCTGCTCCGGGGAGAGCAAGACTGCTCGCTCCACGATCGGCGTGGCCCCACCAGGCGGCAGATGTGTGACCGCACTGATGGTGAACCGATCGACGATCGTCGAAGTAGCTCCGAAAAGCGGCATCTCGTAAACAGGGCTGCCATCGTCAGGCACATCGGCGCGACCGATCAATCGGTACTCGCTTCCGTCGGAAAGATAAACTTTCAAAGGATAGAATTCCTTCTGCCGCCCCCTCGATCATGATCTCGATTTGACGAATAGCCAATCTCACAGCCGCCGCGCCATCCAGACGACCCGACCGATGATGTTCACCTCATCCGCGAGGCGCTCGTAGGTCTGGTACTGCGGGTTCACCGACGTGATCACCACCATCGGCGGGTCCGAGTTCGGCACGTGCTCCACCCGCTTCGCCACGACCCCCATGCCGTCCCAGATGACGAAGATCCCGGGCGGTACCGGTACGCGCTGGCTGGTGTCGACCAGGATGCGGTCGCCGGAGGCGATCAGCGGCTCCATCGAGTCGCCCTCGATGGTGATCATCCGCAGGTCATCGGAGCGGGTGCGGAACTCGTGCCGCACCACCGGCTCTGGGAACAGCCAGAACGCGGTCGCCTCCTCCGGCCCGTCGTGGAAGGCGCCCGGTCCGGCCGAGGCACGCACGTCGAGCTCGGCGATGCGGGCGAACCCCTCTCCGCTGCGCCGCCGTCGCGGCGCGGCGGGCTGGTCCGGCTCCTCCTCGCCCTTCGGGGCAGGCGGGCGTCCCGATTCGCGCGGCCGCAGTTCCTCCTCGTCGACGCCGAGATGGGCGGCCAGCGCCTCGCGCGCATCCTCCGGCAGCACCTTCGGCGTGCCGCGCGTGACATACTGGTGCAGGTAGGCGGCGTTGCGCCCGATCGCCAGCGAGGCGTTCTTCAGATCGGTGCCCGAGTCCTGGATCATCTTGAGCACCTTCAGGCGTATGGGGTCGAGCTCGACCATGGCTAACTCCTTGGCATCACGCTGATAGGGAATAGCCTATTTTTCCTGTTTGACCAGCATCGAAACGGCCGGCAATCCTATCGCCAGCTATGCGAACATTAAGCGAACAATTCCTCGCCGAGGTGGAGGCCTTCCTCGCCGCCTCTCGCATGAAGCCGACCGACTTCGGCCGGGAAGCCGTTGGCGATCCAAGCTTCATCACCCACCTCCGCCGGGGCCGGTCGCCCAGCCTGGCGACCGCCGACAAGGTCCGGGTCTTCATTCGGCGCTTGGAGGCGGAGGCCGCCGGTAGGCGCGCGCGGAGGGCATCGCCGTGACCGATCGTCCTATCGCGCACCTGAACCAGGTGCAGCTCGCCCGCCGCTGGAGCCTCAGCCCGCGCACCCTGGAGCGGTGGCGCTGGCGCGACCAGGGCCCGCGCTACCTCAAGGTCGGCGGCCGCGTGGTCTACCGGCTGGAGGACGTCGAAGCCTTCGAGCGCGCCTCTGCACGGCAGCCGGAGGCCACCCTGCGCTCAGGAGGCACGCTGTGAGGCCGCTTTCCCTCCCAGCGCCCTCGCCGGTCGGCGAGGCCGACCTGATCCTCTGGCTGATGCGGGCCGCACCCGGCGATCGCTTCACCTATTGGCGGGGGCATCTGGCGCGCGACGTCTGGCACTTGGCGCAGCGCTTGTCGGAGCCGGATCGCCGCCGCCTCGCCAGCGTCGGCCGCCTCGCCTGGACCATGGCGGAGCGCGGCTTGGTACACCTCGTCCAGCAGCGCCATGGCGAAGGGGATTTCAGCTACCTCGCCGTCGCCCGGCCGCGCTCGCGGCGCCCGACCGACACCCTGATGATCTCACTGATGCAGGAGGCGGCCTGATGGGCAAGGCGTCCCGCGACAAGGGCCTGCGCCGTGAGCGCGCCATCGTCGACCTGCACGTGAAGTGCGGGATCCGTGCCGAGCGCGTGCCGCTCTCCGGGGCGGTGCGCTACCGCGGCAACGGCGCCGATGTCGATCTCTATGTCCGCGGCGCCGAGCCGCTGAAGGCCGAGGTCAAGGCGCGAGGCGAAGGCGGCGGCTTCCGCACCCTGGAGCGCTGGCTCGGCGCCAACGACCTGCTTTTCCTCTGGCGCGACCGCGCGACGCCGCTGGTGGTGCTGCCGCTGCATGTCTGGCTCGAGCTGGCCGGCCGGAGCGCGCGACCGGAGGCCGGCCCCTCCGTGGATGCCGCGCCGTGATGCTCGATGCCACCCAAGCCCGTCGGTTGCGCGCGGTGGTCGACGCCCTCCGCATCCTGCTCGGCGGCGTCCTCCTGGCCGGCGGCTTCATCGCCCTCTGCTGGGCGACCGAACTGCTGGCGGTGCCGTGAGCCGCGTCCCCATGCCGATGCCTGCGCCTGCCCGGCCGCCGGCGTCGCCCATCCCGCCGGGCGATCACCCACAGCACGGGACCACCATGAGCAACCGCACCACTCTGGCGCAGCTGCGCGGGATGGACGCCGAGCGGGCCGCGCGCCTGCCCGTCGACCAGCTTGCGCTGCTGCTGGAAGAGGTCGGCGAGCTGAAGGCCGATACCAAGGGCCTCGCCGACCTGCTGCATGACGCGCTGCACACCCGCTTCGGCAGCGCCGCGGCAGCGGCCCGGCGCGCCGAAGGAAAGGACACCGGCCGGGTCCGCCTCGCCGAGGATGGCTTCGAGGTCGTGGCCGACCTGCCGAAGCGGGTGGAGTGGGACCAGCCCCGCCTCGCCGTGGCCGTCGCCACCATCCGCGGCTGGGGCGAGGACCCTGCCGACTACGTCGCCATCGAGAGCCGCGTGCCGGAGAGCCGCTTCCTGGCCTGGCCGCCGCGCATCCGTGCCGTCTTCGAGCCGGCCCGCACCGTCGCGGCCGGCCGCCCCTCCTACACCCTCGAAAAGAAGGACGCCGCCTGATGGCGCACGAACTCCGCATCCAGGTCGCGATCCCGCTGGAGGGCGACGCCGTGACGCGCGCGAAGGAGGTGGCCGCCTTCGAGCCGACGCTCGACGGCTTCGCCGAAGCGGTGGCCCGCGCCGGGGGCGACATCAAGGTCGACGTGATCAAGGCCAAGCCCCGCGCCGCGAAGGAGCCGCACTGATGGCGATCTCCCTCGACAGCCTCCGCCGCGGCGGCGAGGCGCGCCCGCCGCGCCTGCTGGTCTACGGCGTCGCCGGCGTCGGCAAGACCAGTCTCGCGGCCGAGGCGCCAAACCCGGTCTTCCTGCAGACGGAGGACGGGCTCGGCGTGCTCAACGTCCCGACCTTCGGCCTGCTGCGCAGCTACGCCGACGTGCAAGACGCGCTCGACGTGCTCGCCGGCCAGCCGCACGATTTCGAGACTGTTGTCCTCGACAGCCTCGACTGGCTTGAGCCACTGGTCTGGCAGGAGACGGCCCGGGTCAACAAGTGGGCCGACATCGAGCAGCCCGGCTACGGCAAGGGCTATCTCGCGGCGCTCGACGTCTGGCGGGGCTTCCTGGACGGGATGAACCTGCTCCGCACCGAGCGTGGCATGGGCGTGATCCTGATCGCGCACTGCGACATTCGTCGCTTCGACAGCCCGGAGACTGACCCCTACGACCGGTACGTGATCAAGCTCCAGAGCCGTGCCGCGGCGCTGGTGCAGGAGCACGTCGATGCGGTGCTGTTCGCCAACTATCGGGTCAGCACCGTCAAGACCGACGTTGGCTTCAAGAAGCAGGTGGTGCGCGGCGTCTCCGGTGGCGACCGCCTGCTGCACACCACCGAGCGCCCGGCTTTCCTCGCCAAGAACCGCTTCGGGCTGCCCGACAGCCTCCCGCTCGACTGGCCGGCGCTCGCCACCGGCATCCCCTTCTACACCCCCGAGCCCAGCACCGTCGCAGAAGGAGCCGCCTGACATGGCCCAGCTGAACCAGCACTTTGACGCCAGCGCCGTCGAGCCCGCGGCGCCTTTCGAGCTGCTCCCGCCCGGCAAGTATGCCGTGCAGATCGTGCAGAGCGAGATGCGACCGACCAAGGCCGGTACCGGCCAGATGCTCTGGCTGGAGATGGACGTGGTTGAGGGACCGCACCAGGGCCGCAAGATTTGGGATCAGCTCAACCTGGTGAACCCGAACCAGCAGACGGTGGAGATCGCGCAGCGCACCCTCTCGGCGATCTGCCACGCGGTGGGCCAGTTGCAGGTCAGCGACAGCGAGCAACTGCACCTGCGGCCGATGCTGATCACGCTCGCGGTCGAGCCCGACAAGCGGGACGAGCATCTCCCCCCGGAGGAACGGCGCAAGCAGAACAGGGTCAAGGGCTATGCGCCGCTGGGCAACGCGCCGGGCCCGCGCACCGCTCCGGCCGCCGCAGCGGTACCGCGGGCGTCCGCACCTCCGCCGCGACCGACGGCGACGGCGTCCGCCGCCACACCGCCCTGGCGCCGGGCGGGGTGAACATGGCATCACTGCCTCCTCCCGCTACGTCGACGGTGGATGCGATCTACGCCGCCTATGAGGCGGCGGCGGACGCCGGCTGGCGCGAACACCTCGGCGCCTCGGTGATCGGCGCCGAATGCGGTCGTTCCCTCTGGTACTCATTCCGCTGGGCGACGCGGGCACGGCACGCCGGCCGCCTGCTGCGGCTCTTCGAGACCGGCCACCTTGCCGAGGCGCGGTTCGTCGCCGACCTGCGCCGGATCGGCGTGACCGTGCTCGAGGTCGACCCCGACACCGGGCGGCAGTGGACCTTGCGCGACGCCACGGGGCACTTCGGCGGCAGCATGGATGCCGTTGCCAAGGGCTTCCCGGAGGCGCCGGCGACCTGGCACCTGTGCGAGTTCAAGACCCATAGCGCGAAGTCCTTCGCCCGCCTGCAGGCGGAGGGCGTCGCCGCGTCGAAGCCGCTGCACTGGGCGCAGATGCAGGCCTACATGCAGCTCGCCGGGATCGAGCGGGCATTCTACCTCGCGGTCTGCAAGGACACCGACGCGCTCTACCAGGAGCGTGTTCACCACGACGTCGAGGCCGGGCTGCGGCTACTGGCGAAGGCAGAGCGGATCGTCCACGCGGTGCGCCCGCCGGCACGGATCAGCGACGACCCGGCCTGGTGGCAGTGCCGCCTCTGTGACCACCAGGCGGTCTGCCAGGAGGGCGAGGCCGCGGAGCGCCACTGCCGGTCCTGCCTGCACGCGTCGGCGGTGGAAGGGGGCGCGTGGCACTGCGCCCGGCATGGCGTTGCCTTGTCCCGGCAGGACCAGGAGCGCGGCTGCTCTGCGCACCTCTATATCCCCGACCTTGTCCCCGGCGAGCAGGTCGACGCCGGCGAGGACTGGGTCAGCTACCGGCTGCCGGACGGCAGCGAGTGGCGGGATGGCGTGCCGGCTGCAGAACCTATGGTGGTGCCACATGGTCCCTGCAACCGCTGCGGTGCAGACCGATACGAGGTTGGCCCTGGCGCCGGCCCGCATCCCTTCCGCCTGACCTGCACTGCATGCGGTCACCGTGGCCGCTGGCTTGGCTACGCCCAGGCCGCGTCGAGGGGGATCGCGGCATGACCCTCTCCCTCCGTCCCTACCAGCGCGCGGCGATCGAGGCGCTCTACAGCTACTTTGCCGGGAACACCGGCAATCCGCTCGTCGTCATGCCGACCGGCACGGGCAAGAGCCTGTGTATCGCAGGCTTCGTCCGCGAGGCCATCGCTGCCTACGCCGACACCCGAGTCCTGGTCCTCACCCATGTGAAGGAATTGATCCAGCAGAACTTCATGGCGCTGCTCCGCGCCTGGCCGGAGGCGCCCGCGGGTATCTACTCGGCCGGGCTGTCGCGGCGGGACATCCGCGCCCAGGTGCTGTTCGCCGGGATCCAGTCGATTCACCGACATGCCTACCAGGTACAGCGCTGCGACCTCGTCCTGATCGACGAGGCGCACCTGCTCGGCCGCGGCGACAGCGGCATGTACCGCTCCTTCCTCAAGCAGCTGGACGAGATCAACGCCGGCCTGCTGAAGGTGGTCGGCTTCACCGCCACGCCCTATCGCCTCGACAGCGGGCTGCTGCACGAGGGCAAGGACCGGCTGTTCACCGACATCGCCTATGAGGTGCCGGTGCTGGATATGATCCGGCAGGGCTATCTCTGCCCGGTGGTGCCGAAACGGACCGAGACGCAACTCGAGGTGGCCGGTGTCGGTACCCGCGGCGGCGAGTTCGTGGCCAAGGAGCTCGAGGCCGCGGTTGACCGTGACGAGGTCACCCGGGCGGCGGTAGCGGAGATCGTCCGGCACGGCGAGGGCCGCGGCTCCTGGCTGGTGTTCTGCTCCGGTGTCGCCCATGCCCGCCACGTCCGGGACGCCATCCGCGAGCACGGCATCTCCTGCGAGACGGTCACCGGCGACACGCCTGCCCCGGAGCGCGACGGCATCCTGGCGGCCTTCAAGGCGGGGCGGCTGCGCTGCGTCACCAACGCCAATGTGCTCACCACCGGCTTCGACGCGCCGGGAACGGACCTAATCGCGCTGCTTCGACCCACCAAGAGCGTCGGCCTCTACGTCCAGATGGTCGGGCGCGGCACCCGCCTTGCCGAGGGCAAGGAGGACTGCCTGGTGCTCGACTTCGCCGGCAACACGGCGCGGCACGGGCCGATCGATACCGTGGACGGCCGCAAGAAGGAGCCGGCCGGCGATGGCGAGGCTCCGATCAAGGTCTGCCCCGGGTGCGAGACCATTAACCACGCCAGTGCGCGGCGCTGCATCGAGTGTGACCACGAGTTCCCGCCGCCGGCTGTGAAAGTGGCGCCGCAGGCCGCCTCCAACGCCCTGCTGTCGATGCAGATCCAGGCCACGTGGTGCGATGTCACGGCTGTCCGCTACGCCCGGCACGAGAAGCCCGGTAAGCCAGCATCGCTGCGCGTCATCTACGAATGTGGCCTAACGCAGCACAGTGAGTGGGTCTGCTTCGAACATACTGGCTTTCCGCGCGAGAAAGCCGTGGGCTGGTGGCGCCGCCGCGCGCCGCACCTGCCTGCACCGTCAACTGTCGACGAGGCCCTGCAGCACCGCGAAATGCTGCGCCAGCCCAGCGCCATTCAGGTGCGGCCTGCCGGCCAGTACACCGAGATCGCCGCCACGAGGTTCGCGTGAGATGCCGAACCTGCCGACGCCCCGCCTGGCATTGGAACTGGTGGCATCCGTCCCGAACGCTGCGGGTGCACTGGACCGTGCCGAGCTGCTCGCCCTGCTGCCTCAGCCTCTGGAGGGAACGCCGCGTGGTTGATCCCAATGAACAGGAAGTCGCCGCAATGCGCACGGCCGGTGACATTGCCGGCCAGTACATTGAGGCGGTCGGCCGCACCGACATGGCGACCTGGTCGCCTGAAGACTGGCGCGGTTTCATCGAGGCGGTCTGCGGCGCCTATGTCGACGCCCTGGTGGAGCAGCAGATCGCCATCAATACAGCGCTCTCGAAGGTCCAGGGGGTGCCGGCATGAACCTCGCTGCCTGGGTCTTGGTACTGATGCTGAATGGGCATCTCGCCACTGCCACCTTCAGCACCATTGATGCCTGCGTTGGCGCCGGGATGCAGTTGATGGAACGTGAGCCTCCCCTACGCGCCTGGTGCGTAAGCACGCAGAGCGGCGAGCTTCGCTGGCCCAAGCCTTCCAGCATGGCAGGCACCAGGCGGTGACCAGCACTTCCTTCATGGCGGATTATGGCGAGCGGCTGGTCGACAACGGCTATCCTGTCATTCCCATCATGCCGGGCAGCAAGGTGCCGGGGCGCTTCGGCGGTGGGGAATGGTCGCCCTATCCGGACTGGACCCGGCACTGCGACCGGCCGACCAAGCCCTTTGAGATCGACATCTGGCGGCGCTGGCCAGGCTGTGGTGTCGGCATCGCCACCGGCGCAGTGGTCGGCATTGATCTCGACATCCTGGACGGGGCGCTGGCCATCCAGCTTGGGGAGCTGGCGACCACCCTGCTGGGCGACACTCCCTGCCTGCGGATCGGCCGCGCCCCGAAGCGCCTGCTGGTCTATCGCGCTGCAGGACCCTTCGCCGGCCGCAAGCGCCATCCGCTCGAGCTCCTGGCCCGCGGTCAGCAGTTCGTCGCCTACGCCGTGCATCCCGACACTGGCCAGCCCTATGACTGGCCGGAGGAGAGCCTGCTCGACGTCCCCCTGGCCAAGCTGCCGGCGGTGGACGAGGCCGCCTGCCTGGCCTTCCTCGAGGCGGCTTGGCGGGTGCTGCCGGACGAGGTCCGGGTGACCTCCATCCTGGCCAGCGCGCCCAGCAGCACCTGGCGCGGCCCAAGCGATCCCAAGGGCACGCGGGAGGCGCTCGCTGCGTCGCTGGCCTACTTGCCGAACGACGACCTGCCCGGCAACGAGTGGATCACCGTCGGCGCGGCGATCAAGGCGGCACTCGGCGAGGAAGGACGCGATCTCTGGCTCGAGTGGTCCCGGCAGTCCCGGAAGTCGGGCCAGTCCGGCCGCACCGACACGCCGGAGCGACGCTGGGCCTCGCTGCGGCCGCATAGCGTCGGCGCGGGCAGCATCTACTGGCTGGCCGAGCAGCGGGGCTGGGTGCCAGATCCGATGCTGACCCTGAACGGTACCGTGGCCGAACAAGCGGCGCGGCCGCACCCCGCTGCTGGCTTGCTCGCCAAGGCGGCCGCCGCGCCGCTCCCGGCGCCGCCCCAGCCCAGGCCGTACCGCGTGCCGCCGGAGGTGTTGGAGGTGGACGGGGCGTTGCGGCTGTTCTTGGACTATGCCATCCGCAGCGCGGTCAGCCCGCAGCCCTTCCTGGCCTTGGGCGCGGCCATCTGCCTGGTCGGCGCCGTCGCCGGGCGGCGCTACCGCACCCCCACTGACCTGCGCAGCAACGTCTACGCCATCGGCATCGCCGACAGCGGCGGTGGCAAGGATCATGCCCGCCGCTGCGTGAAGCGGGCGCTCTACGCCACTGGCCTGGACCGATACCTGGGTGGCGAGGACCTCGCCTCCTCGGCCGGGCTGCTCACCTCCCTGCAGCGGCACCCCGCGCGCCTGTTCCAGGTGGACGAGTTCGGCCAGTTCCTGAAGCTGGTCCTCGCCCCCCGGGCCCCGGCGCACAAGGCGGCCATCTGGGCGGAGCTGACCAAGCTCTACACCTCGGCGGCAGAGCCTTACATCGGCGCCGAATACGCCGACCAGAAGGCGCGGCCGCGGGTCACCATCGAGCAGCCCTGCGCCTGCCTCTGGGGCGTCACCGTCCCCGGTCCCTTCTGGTCTGCGCTGGAGGGCGGCGCGCTGGCGGATGGCTCGATGGCGCGCTTCCTGGTCTTCCTCACCGAGGAGGACTACCCGGAGCGCAACGAGGCCCCGGCGGCCATGGATCCACCGCCAGACCTGGTCGCCGCCCTGCAGGGGATCGCCCGCGGGGTGCCGGGCCACAGCCATGGTGGGAACCTGGCCGACGCAATGGAGTCCTCGGCACCGATCCACGCCTACACCGTGCCGCTCACCGCCGAGGCTGAGGCCGCCATGGTCCGCGTGCGGCGGGAGGCGACCGAGCTCCTGCGAGCGCATCGCGGCACCTACGCCACGGCGCTGTTCGGTCGCTACGCCGAGAACGCCGCCAAGCTGGCCATGCTGGCCGCGGTCAGCCGCGACCCTGCCAGGCCGGTGACAGAAGCCCGCGACGTCACCTGGGCATCCCGCCTGGTTGAGCACTGCATCGCCACGCTGCTGCGGGAGGCGGAGCGGCGGGTCTCCGACAATGACACGGAGGCTAAGCACAAGCGGCTGCTGGAGATCATCCGCGACGGCGGGCGCCAGTCGCGCAGCGACGTCACGCGGCGCTCGCAATTCCTGTCGCGCCGCGAGCGCGAGGAGATCCTCGCCTCGCTGGTCGAGGCGGGGCTGGTCGTCGCTGAGCAGGAGCCCGGCACGACCAAGCCGACCACCTTCTACACCGCGGTGACGCCGAGCCGGCCGCCGCTCTTCACCAGGGGCACGCGATGAAGAATCTCGTCAGCATGAGGCATCTCTGGGCCGGAACCCCAGACGGACGGCCGGCTCGCGGCGGATCTTCAATAGCTCAATTTTTCACGCGCGCACGCGAATACACATACGCTCGCCCGGACAGGGGAGGAGAGAGACCTATTGAATTATCATTATTATTGAATCTTCTCCCCTCCTCAGGGGACGCCCGCACGTGCGCGCACGCGCGCGAGACGACGGTGGGCGGCGCATGACGCTGTCTGGCGCCCCTCGTCCCCCGCGATCCAGCCTCGATCGCGGCACGCGCAGCCCGACCAGCGACGCTGAGCTCAGCGCCATGCGTGCGGCCGCCTGGCACCGGCATGGCGTCGCGGCACTCGCCATCCACGACATTGCCGACCCTTGGCTGCGCCAGGCGGTCATTAACGAAGCCACGCGGCGCTGGGGCCCGCGCAACGGGGAAGAGGACAATGGCCGGTAAGCGCAGGGCAAAGCGGATCACGCAGAGCGCCGAGGATCTGTCCAAGCCCTCGAAGTGGCGGCTGCAGCACGGCGGCTTCTCCGAGCCGATCCGCGAGGCCGACCCGGAGACGGGCAGTCCGGTGCAGCACCGCCGGGCAGTGGACACGATCGGCCTGATGCTGACGAACGGCACCATCACTGCCGAGATGCACGACGCCGCCGTGCTGTTCCGGACCAGGTTCCGGGCGGCCGCCCTCGACGCCCTGCAGCCGATGCCGTGGGACCGTGTGCCTGGTGGGGTCGGCGACGGCATGACGGAGCGGCAGGCAATGGCGCGCCGGCATGTTGCAGAGGCGATGGACGTCCTTGGTGGCTTCGGGAGTGCGGCCGGCTCAACGGTCTGGCACGTGGTCGGGCTGGAGCGCTCCGTACGGGAATGGGCCCAGCGCCAGGGCTGGGGCGGCCGTCCGGTGGGGGCACCGCAGGCGCAGGGCATGCTGGTCGCGGCGCTCTGCGTGCTCGCTTCTCACTACGGCCTCACCCCGGGCAGGCGGGCAGCATAGCCCGGTGAGGGCAGCCTGAGGTCGGGCGGGCCGACTGGCGGAACAAGGCAAGAACATGCTATACGACCCGCAAATCCCAGGAGCTACCAGCCCATGGCTGCACGGAAACCCCGGGCGGCGCGTCCTGTCGACGCCGCCCTCAATCGCTTGCTGGCGCTCGCCGGCCGCGGCGTATCACCGAACCGCATGGCCCGCGAGGTGGATGCCATCGTCGCGGAGTGGCGGCAGGGTGTGGCGGGCGAGGACGGGGCCGACATCAAGGATCAGTTGGACGAACTCCGCGAGCAGCTCGTGGCCGGCGTCGCGGCGGCCGAGGAGGCCGTGTCCGACGTGGACGCAAGCGATGCGGGTGCGGTGAAGCAGGCGGGGCACCTGCTGGCGTCCCTCGTTGCGACGCGGGACGCTGCGCAGGATGCGCTGGCCGTGGCCTGAGCGGCGTCACCGATTCGGCTGACAGCGATGCTGGTCTCGGCTAAGGGCAGGGCGTCACGAGGAGCCGGTATATGTCGAAGAAGTTTCTAACTGACGTCATCGCTCAGTCCGCTGAAATGCCTGCGGCCGCCGCCGGTCGGGTGGCTGCAGACATCATTGCTGCGATCAAGGCTGAGATCATCGAGACCGGGCGCTTCACCATTCCCGACTTCGGCGCGTTCAGTGTGCGTGAGACGCCGAAACGCACCGCGCTCAACCCCCGCACAGGCGAGCAGGTGCCGGTCAAAGCGGGCGCGACAGTCAAGTTCAAGGCCAGCCCTGCCCTCAAGGAGGCGGCCTTCGCTGGTTTGAAGAAGGCCAAGCGCAAGGCTGCGAAGGGCTGACTACGAGTCCTGCGTGGGTGATGGTCTCGTTGGCCGCGCTCACGCTATCCGGTGCGCTGTTACAATTCACCCCGTGGCGCCCCAGAATCCGCATCCGGTAGAGTGTCGATAGTCGCTGAACCCGCGACCGCGCCGCGGCTGACTAGCCACAGCGTCACCTGATCGAGACAGTGGCTCTCGAGCCGCAGGGTCCTTCCTGCGCCCGCCGTATGCGGGGGGCGGAAGCGCGCAACATCGCTAGCGCCAGGCCATAAATCAGGGTTGCGGTTTGCAGCCTTCCCCCGCGGCTTCAAATCGTTAGCTGCAAACCGACGCCGGGCCGCTGCCCTGCAAACCTCCTGCAAACCGGATGGTGTAATGACGCTCCCCTGGATGGCGGCGAAGATCCTGCTGCGTCCGGTGGCGGAGCTGCGCCCGCATGCCGGCAACGCGCGCGTGCACAGCGCCGCGCAGCTGGAGCAGATCAAGGCCAGCATGCTGGCCTTCGGCTTCACCAACCCGCTGCTGGTGGACGAGGACTGCGTGCTGATCGCCGGCCACGGCCGGCTCGAGGCCGCGACGGCGCTTGGCATCGCCAAGGTGCCGGTGATCGTGCTGCGTCACCTATCCTCGGCGCAGAAGGAGGCGCTGCGCCTCGCCGACAACCGCATCGCGGAGAATGCCCCCTGGGACCAGGCGCTGCTGCGTGATGCGCTGGCCGCGGTGCAGGCGGTGCCGGACATCGACCTCGGCGCGCTCGGCTTCTCGGCGGATGAGCTCGCGGACATCCTCGCGGCGGCTGGAGATGCCGTGTCCGACGGCGACGCGCCCGAGGCTCTGTCCGCGGATCCGGTCGAGGGCGGCGGCGCGACTGGCGCGGCAGGCATCGAGGATGCGCCGGCGGAGGATCCCGCCGATGCCGAGCCGGAGCCGCCGCGCCAGGCCGTCACGCGCCCGGGCGACCTCTGGCAGCTGGGCGACCATCGCCTGCTCTGCGGCGACAGTACCGACGCCGCCAGCGTGGCGCGCGTGATGGGCGAGGACCGCGCCACGCTGCTGTTCACGTCACCGCCCTACGGCAACCAGCGCGACTACACCACCGGCGGCGTCACGGATTGGGATGCGCTAATGCAGGGTGTGTTCCAGCATCTCGACGCGGCGATGCGGCCCGATGGACAGGTGCTGGTGAACCTCGGGCTGATCCACCGCGAGAACGAGTGGCAGCCCTATTGGGCGGCCTGGCTCGACTGGATGCGCGGCCATGGCTGGCGCCGGTTTGGCCTCTACACCTGGGACCAGGGGCCCGGCCTGCCCGGCGACTGGAACGGCCGCCTCGCGCCGGCCTTCGAGTTCGTCTTCCACTTCAACCGCCAGGCCCGGCAGGCGAACAAGATCGTGCCCTGCAAGTGGGCCGGCACGCCGAACAAGGGCAGCGGGCTGCGCGCCGCTGACGGGACCATCTCGGAGTACCAGCATGCCGGGCTGCCGGTGCAGGATTTCCGGATCCCGGACAACGTGCTGCGCCTCACGCGCCACAAGGGCCGCGGGATCGAGACCGAGCACCCCGCGGTGTTCCCGGTGATACTGCCGGAGTTCCTCATGCGCGCCTACACGGAGGAGGGCGAGGTGGTGTTCGAGCCATTCGGCGGCTCTGGCACTACCATCCTGGCCGGCCAACGGTCTGGCCGCCGCGTGCGGGCCATCGAACTGGCGCCCGCCTATGTCGACCTGGCCATCGCCCGCTGGCGCATGCTGCACCCCGACCTGCCGGTGACGCTGGCGGACGATGGCCGCGACTACGACGCGGTCGCCGCGGCGAGGCAGGAGGTCACCGCCGATGCAGCCTGACCTCGTGGTCTCCGCCCTGCCGGTGGCGGCGCTGATCCCCTACGCGGAGAACGCGCGGACGCATTCGCCGTCCCAGGTGGCGCAGATCGCGGCGTCCATTGCCGAGTTCGGCTTTGTGAACCCAGTCCTGGTCGACGCCGAGGGCGTGCTGATCGCCGGGCATGGCCGCGTCATGGCGGCGAAGCAGCTCGGGCTGGTCTCGGTGCCGGTGCTGCAGCTCGGCCATCTCTCCCCGGCGCAGGCGCGTGCCCTGCGCCTTGCTGACAACCAGATTGCCCTCAACTCGGGCTGGGACGAGGCACTGCTCGCCGCGGAGATCGCGCGCATCCGCGACGAGGCGGTGGTCGATCTCGACGTGCTCGGCTTCTCCGGCATGGAATTGGACCGGCTGCTGGCCGCAGCCGATGCCGGTCTCGGCGAGGAGGCCGATGACGCCCCGCCACCGCCCGTGGTGCCCGTCAGCCGGGCCGGCGACCTCTGGCGCTGCGGCGAGCACCGCCTGCTGTGCGGCGACGCGACGAAGCTGGCCGACGTCCAGCGCACCCTCGGTGCCGGCCACCTGGCGGACATGGGCTTCGTGGATCCGCCCTATAATGTGGCCTACGAGGGCGGCACCGCCGCCAAGATGACCATTGCCAACGACGCGCTCGGCGGCGGCTTCCCCGACTTCCTCCGCCCGGCGCTGGCCAACCTGCTCTCGGTGACGAAGGGCGCCTGTTACGTCTGCATGTCCTCGTCCGAGTGGCCGACGCTGCATCGCGTCTGGCAGGAGGCCGGTGGCAAATGGTCCAGCACCATCATCTGGGCGAAGAACACCTTCGCGCTCGGCCGCGCTGACTACCACCAACAGTTCGAGGCTATGCTCTACGGCTGGAAGGCGGGCGCGCAGCACTACTGGTGCGGCGCGCGCGACCAGGGGAATGTCTGGCACTTCGACAAGCCGGCGCGGAACGACCTGCACCCCACCATGAAGCCAGTGGCGCTGGTCGAGCGCGCCATCCGCAACAGCAGCAAGCCACGCGACACGGTGCTGGACTGCTTCGGCGGCTCGGGCACGACGATGATCGCGGCGGAGCGCACGGGGCGGCGGGCCGTGCTGCTGGAGATCGACCCCTGCTACGCCGACGTCATCGTGCGGCGCTGGCAGGAAGCGACCGGCGAGGCCGCCGTGCTGGACGGCGAGGATCGCACGTTTGCCGACATCGCCACTGCCCGTGGCGTGCAGGCAATGGCGTGATCAGCGCTAACCATGTAGAATTCGGCGGCGGAGAACCTGTGCTGGCAGACGCCAGACATTCAGCCCGGCGGCGTAGTGCCATCGGAAAGCCGGCTGCATTCCGCCCTTCCTGTTGGTTGCTTTGCATGATGCAGTATCTGCGTGCTTTGGGGCCTTGCCTCTGGCGTTTATAATCTCTTGTAAATGCGCAGCAGAGCTGTATGGTGCGTGGGTCAGCCTTGTTTGGTTCGGCCTGCTCTCCCAGCTCGTGATCGAGCGCCGAGCCCGCTGCCCGCTCCCTACAGAAGTTTGATCCATCATGCGGGTCCGCGTGGTGGCACGTCATGTTTGATCGGAATACGTCTATGTCTAACGGCACCGTCAAGTGGTTCAACTCGACCAAGGGCTTCGGCTTTATTCAGCCGGAAGACGGCACCAGCGATGTGTTCGTCCACATCAGCGATATGCAGCGCGCCGGCATCCAGGGTTTGAATGAGGGTGACAAAATCACCTTCGACGTCCAGCGCGGCCAGCAGGGCAAGACGTCGGCCTGCAATCTTCGCCTCGCCTGACGCGCGCTCGCGCGACGACTAGTCGGGTGGGCGCCTCGGCGCTCACCCGTTTGCTTCATGCCCCATCGGAGTGTCTGGTGAGGGCCTGATTGGCGGGCGGCTCTATTGAGCGCCAACGGCTTTGTGCCGAGGCCGATCACACAGATACCCTTGTCACTCATTCGCTAAAAGGATCTCGGGAGCTTCGTCCAGGTGGGCGCCGCTGCCGACAACGCACATGCACGCACAAACCTTTCGGGATTCCGCAGAGCAGCCTTCGGCTGCTTCCGTGGCGCCTCAGCTGTTAGCCACTCTAAGCCCCGCACCACGTGAGCCAGAGCTTATCGGCCTTTCCCCTTCAGAAATCCGCCGGATTATTTTCGATCTCATTGGATAGTCCGCCCGGCGATCAGTCTCATAGAGGTGCCATTCCACTGTGAGATGTCATCCGGCCCTGGCGATGCGGTAAATAGTGTAGGATCCCCTCGCGCCCTCCTTGTTCGGGCCGACCTGGCGCACCCGCTCCAGCACGCGGACATCGATGCCCTTCTTCTTGAGCCCGGCGAAGAAGCCCCGGACTGTGTGCTGCGCCCAGCCCGTCGCCTCGGCGATCTGGGCGACCGTGGCGCCCTCGGGCCGGCGCAGCATGGTCAGCACCGTCTCCTGCTTGGTGCCTTCCCGCGGCTTGCGCGGTGCGGCGCCGGTGGTGGGCTTCGCGGCAGGCTTGGCCAGCAGGGCGCGGAGGCGCTCCATCGGTGCGTCCAGGGCGCCGATCATGTCGCCGTCGCGGTTCGTCTCGTCATCCCAGGCGGCGAGCACCGCCGTGGCGGTGTCGCGCAGGCTGGTACGGGGCAAGGCAGCAGGCGATGCGAGGGCCTGGTGCAGGAGAGCAATATCCTCCGCCAGGGACGTGCCCTGGGCGGCTTCGTCGGCGGGCGCGGGGATTGCCCCCGGCGCGACCTCCGGCGCCACCGTTGACCCGGTGTCAGCCACCCTGTCACCTTCGTTCGGATCGATGCCGATGGCGCGCATGCCTTCGTCGGTGATGCGCAGCACCACCCAGGTGCCCGCCTCGTCCTGGCGCCAGCCGAGGCCGACATACTCGCGCGGGGCGTTGATCTCGGTCAGCAGGTTGTTCTTGAGCAGGCTGCGGAACACCGCGTTGCGGGCCGCGGCCGGCAGGCTCTTCGGGGCGACGGCCAGGCGCGCCTCGTGCTGCGCCGCCTTGCTGAGGATCAGGCTCTGGGTCTCGGAAAGCGTCATGGTCGGGGTCCCTGGTGCCGCACCCGATCAGCCGGATGCTACGACCCCGAGCCCCGCCGGCCGTGCCGGGCGGGGCGGTGCGGGAGAGGTCCGCGCTATTCGGCGTGCTCGCCGCGCTTGAAGTAGGCGTCGGTCGCCCGGCGCATCTGCTCCGTGTAGGATTCAAGGTTCCCGACCTGGCCCCAGAGCACCGCCTCGGGGTCGGCGCCGAAGTGGTCCTCGCTCATCTGCTGCAAGTCGGCCAGCAGGGCATCAAACTCGGCCTTCTTCGCCAGGAAGGCTGCCAGGCTTTGCTGCTGGTTGGCTTCGCGCTTGGTGATCATGGTCTCCGTCCTGGTCATCGCGTGACGGTGTCATTCGCGCTGCGACGAACCCGAGCCAAGGTAAGAGGGGCAAAACCTGTGGCGAGGGTGCAGTTTGCCCTTCCCAGGTGGCGGCTGGTCTGATTCGCTCGGGCGCATGGTCCCGCCCGCCGATCCTGACGCGCTGTCGCCGGCCGAGCTGAAGGCGCTGGTCAGCG